CCGGCCTACCACAATGCCCATCGGAACCAGTTATGTAGGAGGCGTGTTTGGTGATGAAACGCTAGACAAGATGCCTTCATTTAAATAAGGAGGAGGTATGGCTGGTGTTGTAATAAAGATCGATGCTGATGGTGAGTCAGCAGTAATGCAAGCACTTCATCGTCTTTCAGGTTTTGAAGAAACACAACAGAGACTGTTCGATACGATTGGCCAAACAATAGTAAGCAATATCCGTAATAGATGGACGCAGGGCGAAGGACTTGAAGGGAAATGGCGTTTGTCTGGCCGAGTTAAACGTGAAGGCGGTACCACTTTGCGTAAGACTTCACGGCTGATGGATTCCATTACTCATAACGTGCTGCAGAGTGGAGTAGAAATTGGTACTGACGTGATTTATGGCGCAATTCATCACTTCGGTGGTGAAATACGTCATGAAGCCAGAATGCGTCGTACCTATTTTCGTCAGGGACGTGATGGTACGGTGGGTAACAGATTTGTCCGTAAATCCCGTTCTAACTTCATGCAGGAATCTATGGGTAAGGCTTATATCATCAATATGCCAGCCCGTCCATTTTTGGGTTTAACCGAACAGGATGAGCAGGATGTATTAAATGATATCGTGGAGCATTTAACTGATGAGCGATAAAAACTTCTTTGCGGTGCGCGATGAAATTGCAGAGAAACTCAACGGGATTTCAGGTCTTAAAAAGATTTATACCCCGGCCAACTCTGCAAATGTTACAGAGCTATCACAGGTTACAGCAAATGCTCAGGTCTATTACCGCCGTATCCGAAAGCTGGATGATGTTGCAAAGTCATCAATGAACATGCTGGCCCAGCAATGGGAAGTTACGGTGGTTGAGCGTCATGCTTCGGCACAGCTTAATGATGGCTCTGCAGTTCTGGATCGTGCTGGTGCACTAACGCAACAAGTCCTGGAATTATTATCAGGTTGGCAGCCTGCTTCAAGTGCACGACCTTTAAACCTGATTGCAGTTGAAGAGGACTACTCTCCAACATGCGTCTATATCACTTTGGTGTTTGAATCCAAAATGTTTATCTAGGAGCCAGTCATGGCAGCAAAGCAATATGTAGCCCAACAACCATTAGGGCGTTTCAAAAAAGGGGATTTCGTGGGTGGACTCACCGATGCTGAAATCCGACAGCAATTAGATGCAGGTACGATCAAGGAGGTAGAAATAGAAAAGCCCTCTGAAGAGTCGAAACCAGCTGCAGCAAAAACTACAAAAGAGGTAAAAGCAGATGGGAAATAAACCAGACGTTATTTCGTTACAGGGTGAACTGTTCCTGGCTAAAATTATTAATGGTGCGGTATCAGGTATGTTTCCAGTAGGAAGTATGCCAGCCCTGCAGCTTCAAATCACTTCGGATTCGACCGATCACTATGAGTCAAAAACAGGTTTTCGTACGAAAGATGCAGTACTGCGAAAGCAGACAGGAGTATCTGTAAGCGGCACCCTGGAAGAGGTAACCAAGCAAAATCTTGCCATGGTGATGAGTGGTAAAGTTACTGAAGTATCTGCAAGCACTATCGCTGATCGCTCACTAGGTACTGTTGAAGCTGGGACTATGATTGATCTGGGTGAGCGTAATCTGTCAGAAGTTAAGTTTAAAGACGGCGCTGATACAGATATTGATGCCAATACCTATGTACTCGATTCGGCATTCGGTACAGTGATTTTTAATATTGCACCGACTGGTGACGTTAAGTGGTCAGGTAAAGCCGGAAAATTAACACGTACGGCGATTGCAAACGATATCGGCAATGAATACCGCTTCTTCTTTAAAGGTGTTGATACCTATAAAGGGGATAAGGTTGCCGTGACCTTATGGCGTGTGGAGTTTTCACCGGAAACAGAATTTGATCTGATCAATGAGGATTTCTCTAGTTACGATATTGAGGGCGAATGTCTGGCTGACATTACCAAGGTAAATGATGCTGAACTTAGCATGTTTGGCCACATTGATCGTTTTAATGTAGCAGCTTGATACTTAAAGCTGAGTAACTAAATCCAAAATACAGGCACAGGGGCGCATAAGCGTCTTTTTTTGTGCCTGTATTAAATAATTAGTCTAACCGTTCTTGTAAATATAAAAAAAACTGGCATATTTAAACATTGTTCATTAATTGAGCGACAATGTTATGAGTGATTTTGAGGAAGGCGATGTAGTTTATTTAAAATCCGGTGGTCCTAAAATGACTATTACAGAAATTAGAGATGTCCGGAACTCCTGCTGTGAATGGTTTGACCAACACGATGAATTAAAGCGTGGTTCTTTTAAAAATAGTACATTAACTAAAATTAATCCTAGAATGAGTAATGGGCCAAATAGTGGAAGTTCATTAAATAGTGGCGGTATGCCCACATTTAATCTCTAACAGATAAAGCACCTTCGGGTGTTTTTTCTTTTGTTTAGTAAAGCATTTAATGACTCAGTCAAACCCACTACTAATTCAACATCAAAATAAAATACTTCTCATATTAAGCTTGGCTTTGACAATAGTTGCATGCCAAAGAGAACAGAAGCAAATTCCCTGGATATACGGAGTCAAAATTACTTCAGGATATGAAGATTACATTTGGCTACTACATTCAGAAGGATAGGGTGAAATATTAATTTTATCTGCTCTATATTTTTCTGATAATGAGAATAATTATCAAAAATTAACAGATGTTTTGATGTTTTACTTTTAAGATGGGCACCATTAGGCATTTATGTTGAATTCAAAAATTAAAAATGGAGAACATAAGTATGAAATATCTCTTCTTGGCACTAGCAGCAGGTGTATTTCTAATGGGGTGTAATTCTAATATGGCTAAGGCTTCTAAAAATACTACTACAGACGAATCTTCGGAAAATTTAAAGCCCAAACAGATCATCAATGTTACTGAAGAACAGCAATTACTAAAGTTTATTGGACCAAATAATCAAACATATATCCTTAGAACTACAGATAACTTTGAAACGGCAGAACTAAGTGATCAGTCAGGTAAAAATTATCGACTTAAACGAGCCGTATCAGCAAGTGGGCTCCGCTTAGCAAATAGCCAAGGGGTATCAATCCACTTTAAAAATGGTGAAGGTATTTTAGAACTTGTTAAGGATCAGCCTATCAATGTTACTGAAGTTAAGCCTTAAACCTGAGAGATAAACATAGTATTAAATGAATAAAAGCGCCTTCGGGTGCTTTTTTATTTCCTGAACTTTATTTTGAGATTCCATCATGAATGATTTTTTTCTAGCAGCTAATCGCTCTATCACAGTGAATGATGTTGAAGTTCACCAGATCCAGATGAAAGATTTTGACCAATGGGCGGTACATGCCGAAAAGGTAAAAGGCTTCTTAAAGGGGAAAGATTATTCAGATGAAATTTTAACTCAACTTTTTAAGACTCATTCAATTGAAGTGCTGGGTATATGCAGTCTGGCCACTAAGCTTCCAGCAGCTAGCCTGATTGATTTGGCCAATGCTTCGGAACAGCAATTTAAAGAAGTTTTATCAGCAGTACTGCAGGTCAACGGTACTTATTTTAAAGAAGACCAGCCTAAACGCCGTAATAAAAAGCAGGTAGCAAAAGACAATGATTCAACCTGGTTTGACTCATTCCAGTTGTTGATCAGTGCTGGCCATACTCATACCGAAATCATGAATATGAGCTATGGTACGTATAGTGAATATTTAAAATCAGCCCAAAAGGATTACCGGAATAAGCTTGCGGCAATGACCAGTGTAGTGAGAACCGCTCAGCATGCATCTGCTAAAGAACTAAAGAAGTTTCTTGATGAGCTAAAAGAAGAAATAGTGTGAATTATGTAACATTTTCACATAATTAAATTTACCATTTCCGATTAGAATAGTCGGCATTATAAGAGTGCACTTGAGCTTAATCATGAAAAGAGTATTAACAGCGGAAAGTAGAGCAGCATATAAGAAATGGTTTGACTCATTCAGCAGTGACGAGCAGAGAGAGTTAGTGAATATGGGTGTGGCATGCGGTGCCGACTCAAAGTTTTTTAAGCATGAAATTTTAGATATCCTGAGTCATCTGGACAATGAAAGGCTGAAAAGTAATCGTCTTTTATTCAAGAAATTTGCTGAAAGATATATTTCGTTAGTGCCTAACCATATTCGTCCTCATGTAAATTGGGCGCTTTTAGAAAACAGTCGTGATTATCGCGCTTGGTTTGCAAATAGACAGATGTTTGTTTTTAACTGTCTGGTCGTTAAAGATATTTATGAGCATAGCAAGGATAAGAACTCAAGCTACTTATTATGGGTCCCCATCATTGATGACCATACCCCGGAAACTTGTAAAAGTTTCAGTAGCAAAGTATTTAATATTCTTGATAAGGAGTTTCAAGAACATGCTGTTGAGCATTGGAGCAGACCGCAAGAAGGTTGTAGATGTAGTTTGATCTCGATTACCCATGCACAGGCAGAGAAATACCTGATAGATATGAACATGAGTGCATAGAATAAAGAGATATAAGTGAACAAGGATGTTCTTTCACATTGCGATAATTTAGACCAGTCGGTTAAGATGCTCGAAAATGTAAGCATTGCGGATCAACCATTGAATAAATAATTTAAATTTTTATCACTTCATATAGCCCACCATTTGGTGGGTTTTTTATTGCGAGTAACAATATGGCCGGTAAAGAATTAACCTTTAAAATTGTGATGGAAGCTGATACTAAGAACTATGTATCGAATATCAAGGAATCTGAAAGTGTTACCAAGGCTATTTATACCGCAATAAAACAGGAATCTGAAAAACTGAAGGCTGCATCTGAAGAGGCTGCTCAAGAAATTGGAAAAATAGTTCCTGATGATTTGCAGAAGAAAGCTGATCAGGCTGCCAGCAAGATCAATAATCTTGGTAGCGAACTTCAGGATACTGCAACTAAGGCAAATAAGGCAGGCTTTGAAATCGGTGAAGCCATTCCAGGTGATACAATTCAGCTGGCGGAAATATTAGGTACTAAATTCTTTACAGCGGCCAAGGAAATTGAAGCTCTTGGTGACAAATCGGTTATCAGTGCTAGTGAACTACGCTCAATGTCGAGTATTGGTGAGCAAGGTCTTAATGAGCTTAACTCAGCACTAAAAGCTGCTCAGGCTGAATTGGTTCGTTTGCAAAGTACGGATGGTACCTTAAAAGATATTGAAATCGCCAAGCAGCGTGTTCTAAGTATTGAAGATGCTATTAAAGAAACATCCAGTGCATTTAATTACTATCAGGACGTTGCTGTAAATGCCATGCGTGGCGTGGACAATGCCACCCAATCGACCATTAACCAGTTACAGCAGTTCAGTGCAGTAGATCTATCAGGTGTAATAGGTGAAGCGCAGACTGTAACTCGTGCTATCGAGTCAATGGGAAGCGGTGCAACAGTATCTACGCGTGAAGTTCAGCGTATTGGTGAATTAGGCTCTAACGCGATTAATGCCTTAGAAAGAGAACTGAACGAGGCTAAATTAGCTTGGCAGGCCCTATCAAGTGCCAGCCATGATATTTCTCTTGAAGAACTGAATCAGGCTAAACAAAAAGTTGAACGCTTGGAGCAGGCTCTGGACCTGACTGAAAACTCAATGAATGAGTTTAAGAGTGCGACCCAGCAAGCAGTACCGGTGGTGGATCATCTGGATCAGTCTCTGGAAAAGACAAACCATGAGCTTAAGGATACAGAAACTTTCGGGCAACAGGCGGCAAGTGAGGTTGAAGGCCTAAGAAATAGCTTCAATGCTTTAACCGGTGTTTTGGCTGCAGTGGGTATTGGTACAAGTGCAATGGAAATTGCACAGGTATCTGATCAGTATAAAACGCTATCTGGCCGTATTCAGATTGCGATTGGTGATAATGCCAACTTAAAACAGGCAATGGATGATGTTGCAAATGTAGCCATAAAAACCAATTCTAATCTTGTGGCTACCGGTGATCTGTTTGCACGGCTGACTAAAATTGGTCAGGAGATGAAGTGGCCGCAAGAGCAGGCTTTAGCACTGACTGAAACTATTAACCGCGCCATTCAGGTGGGTGGTGGTAGTGCAGAAGCGAATGAAGCTGCAATTACCCAGCTTAATCAGGCGTTAGGTTCAGGTGTACTACGAGGTGATGAGTTTAACTCCATGGTTGAACAGTCACCCCGACTGACACAGGCCATGGCCGATGGATTGGGTGTGACTACTGGCCAATTACGTGAGATGGCTAATCAGGGACAGTTGACCACCGCCATAGTGACCAAAGCCATTTTAAGCCAGAGTGAAGTAATCACTGCCGAGTTTAATAAATTCCCAGCTACGATTGGCGCTTCTATTGAGAACCTGAAAACAGCCTGGACAATTTATATCGGTGAAGCAGATGCAGCGAGTGGAGCAAGTGCCAAAGTAGCTGAGGCCTTAAAATTTGTTTCTCAAAACCTTGATGCACTTATTACAACCCTTACTGCTGCAGCTCAGGCATTCATCGCTTATAAAGCTATTGGAATGGCAGGGGTGTTGCTGGAAAAAGCTAATGCGGCAAAGGCTGCTCAAGTTGAAATTGCTGCAGAAACCTTAGCACTATCTGCCAACACGGGAGCAAATACGGCCAATGAACGTGCCACCCGCCTTACAGCATTAGCTAAAACCGAACTGGCTGCTGCAACTGCCGCAAGTGCAACTGCAAATACAGGTGCAGTAGGGGTATTTGGCAAGGTTACTGGCGCAGCAAATGGGCTTAAGGCAGGATTGGTTTCTGTTATATCCAGGTTTGGAGCATATGGTGCTGCAGCAGCCGGCGTTATAGTCATTGGTGACCTGCTTATCAATAATTTTCAGAAACTTGATGATTGGCTACTCCGACAGGGCTCAAATTTCTTCGATTGGGCTATAGCGAGAGTAACAGGTACAAAATCGCTGGCCGAACAGGAACGCGATCTGGCAGCAGCTGAGGAGGAATCACGAAAGAAACAGGAAGCAAGTGCTGCGGCCAAGGAAAAACATGCTGCAGCTGCCGAGAAGAGTAGAGATAAAACCTATCAGCTGACCGAACAATCCAAAAAGCTTATTACAGAGTTTGATGGATTAATTGCAAAGGGTGAACCTGCTAAAGAAGCCTTGGAGAAAGTCTCTCAGGCTATGAAGTTTGATTCGACCAAAGGTATTAATGACGCAATCACTGCTTTAATTCTGCTGCAAAACCAAGGGAAAATTACGGGCGAAGAATTGCAAGGGAGTTTAGGCAAGGCTCTAGACGGTAAGGACCTGGTTGTTTTTGAAGCGAATGCCAGAGCTGCTTTTGCAGGAACGTCAAAGGAAGCTGAAAAGAATGCTCAGATAACTGAAGCTGTAATGAAGGCGGCATTAGATCGTACCGGTCTAAGTACAGAACAGCTTCAAGGTCGTTTCTCAGCTGCATTTCAATCCGCCAGTAATGATGTTCAGATTATTCTCGGTAATCTTGATCAGTACAAGCAAAAAGGTATTGATACTGGATTAGCTCTAGCATCCAACCTTAATAAAGCAATTGATACCGCCCAGACTCGTGCCGAACTGGACTATGCCAAGAGCTCTCTAATTGCGCTTGAAAAACAGGGGTTGATTACTGGTGAGCAGGCTGCATTCGGCCTGAGCCTGATTGAAAAAAAAGCCGCTCAATTGCCAGCTGCCTTAAACCCTATAGAGGCCGCATTCAGTTCTCTAGGGATCAAAACCAAAGAGCAATTAAATGATGTGGCGATTAGTGCTCAACGGAACTTTGATGTTGTAAGTAAAAGCGGGCAGGCAACTGCTGAAGCTATTAAGCAGGCTTATATTCAGATGTTAAATGCCGCATTGGCAACAGGAGATAAGGCCCAGATTGCAGCTGTTCAGGCAAAAGCAGCAAGTCATGGGTTACAGGTGCAGATTGATGATACTGGTAAAGCAGTAGTTCAGACGGCTTCGGAATGGGTCAAGGCGAATAACCAGATTGAAAATTCTGCACGAGGTATTAAGGATGGCTACCGTGAAGCTGGCCGAGTCGCAAGAGAGGAGGCCAAATCCTCTACTGAAGCCTGGTCAGAAGCGCTTACTGCCATGCAGGGCAAGCTTAAAGCCTCTAAAACTGGAGTCATGGCTAAAAATGGTTATTCAGTTGATGAGATTGAGCAGCAGCTGACTGAAATGGGATATAGCGGTAATGCCCGGCAAAAGGCTAAGGAGCTATTCGAGACCGCTCAACAGGGTCCAGGTGGTTATTACCGTTCAGCCTCTCATGAATATGCTGCGCGTTATGGTGTCTCTGCATACGACAACCAGAAACAGACCGGCAACTACATGTTCATTGCCGAGCAGCTGGAAAAGCTGGAAGAGTATGCAGGCAAGTCGGGCAGTACTGG